CGTCTTACCGCTGAGGGCGGTCCTGTGTCAGGATAACCCTTGAAGGCATTGCCGCCCACGCGTAAACTGTACCAGAACATTTAGGCTAAGGGTCCCAGTGGGATAGAGTGTCCAGCAAGCCCTCCTCTGGGGGGTGTTGCTGGTTTCTGGAGCCATCACCCTCGCCAGGTGGTGGTGGGCGCCCGCCCTCACAGCGCCTCGGCACTCCCCTCTCGGAGACCTGAGGGGAGCTGGCGGTGTGGACATGGCCACTCCATGGTCCTGAGCCTGAAGCTAGCCGATTTCGGGGCATATACGGACACAGCCATGGCATTCTTCCATATGTCAAAACCTTCCTCTTCCACACGACCCACCCGGCGCGCGGGTCAAAGCGCACCTGCGAGAGCTCACTCAAAGAAACAGAGCAAAAAGCCGTCGCCACCTCGCGACGCCCGGCCTAAAGCCCGCCGGCCTCCTGCACCTGCACGGCAGACCAAGCCCAAAACTCCTGCACCGCCACCAGGCGCTCGTCCCCGAGCCTTGCGTGCGAAACCGATGCCCACACCCCGCTTCGCCAAGACATCCTCGTCAGGAAGCACCATCTCTGCGCCCGTCGCGTCCTCCACCCAGATGCATCATTCTGAACCAAGGACACGTCAAACGCGCCACGGGATGGAGGTGCGGCACGCGGAGCTCATTGGCACCCTTTCTGGGTTTGCCGATGTCTTCTCATCGGTCGCGTACGCCATCAACCCTGGGTTGTCAGCCACGTTCCCGTGGCTGTCGACATTGGCGGCCAAGTACCAACAGTATCGCTTCAAGCATCTCAAGGCGTGGTTCATCACCCGCGCCCCGACCACTGTTGAAGGAAGCATCCTCATGGCACCCAGCTACGTTCCTAGCAATGGGGATCCCGCCGACGAGGAGACGCTCGCGAGTTTTGATGGCGCCATCGAGGGTTCCCCCTGGACGAACCTCGTCATGGATCTGCTACCCCACCTTCTGCACACCACCGGCACGGCCAACTTCGTGCGCACCGGCTACGTCGCCGCCGCCCTCGACCTCTACGATGCCGCCAAAATTTACTTCGCCACGTTAGGTTTCACAAGCGACCTCGCAGCGGGGAAACTTTGGCTTGATTATGAGGTCGAACTCATGGTCCCACTCGTTCGGTCTGATGTCGGCGTCTACCCGCTGGCCTCAGCAAAGTGGCACCAGAGCGGCGACGTCAACGGTGACTTTGCATTGGCCACCAACACCACCATCGATCTCCTCAACATTACTGCACCTTCTGTGGCGTCTGGACCAGGAATCTCGTACGATTCCCTGAACACCTCTCTCAGTGGTGGACATTCACTCTTAGTCCCCGACGAGGGGTGGTACAGGGTCCGCTCGGTCCTCCACCTCAACGCACCCGTCTCGACGGTCGGTGGGGCGCCCAACCCGAACTCCGATTCTTGGGGGTGGATGGGCATTCGCCTCAACGGAGCGGGCCAGAAGGATCTCGAGGGTGCGGCATTCGCCGGTCGGGTGAACAGCACCTATTCTCTGTGTGACCTCAGGCTCGACAGCATTAAGTGGATCCCTGAAGGAGCGCTCTTGCGCCCGCAGGTGAATCTTTACAGTTATAATAACACTGCTGCCGCCAACAATGCATTCATTAACGTCACGCATTGGGAGTTCACCCTTCAGAAGATCGAAACTGGTGGTGTTCCTCCTGCACCACAAGGCGCACCCGTTCCCGTCCTCCTCACTCGGGCACCCACCGAGCCCGTTGTTCGCCCCGTCCCTCGCAACGACATGGACGAGGTCATCCAAGAGGAGGCGCGCGAAGGCAAGTTCGCCGCACCTGAACCCACAGACGGGTGAACGGACGCCACACAACACCATGATTATACACCCCCGAACCCGCACTCGGGTGAACGGATAGCACTGCACTCACACTATAATCATTCACACTATAATTTCACCATACTATACCCGAACCCGCCCACGGGTGAACGGACACTTCGCACGTAGTACACACGCACTGCACACCCGTACAGTCAACCGGAGTCACCCCCAACCTCCGGTGTCGTTGAGCTACACATCTGGACGCTCTTCCGTCCTCCTTCTTCCAGTCAGATGGTGAATGCTGAGTGGCTGCTCAGGAACTCCACTCCGTCTTGGACGTACTTCCCTAAAACTACTCGCGGCCGGTGGGTCTGCGGCAGTGTAGTGGCTGTGTGCTTGGCAAGCGCACAGACCACTGTAGTGGGTACGGCGATAACGGAAAACCGGGTGACATTCCCCGGGTGACCGTAAACCCAAGGGAACTCGAACTCGATGGAGTGGGGGCCGCCCCCACGGCCCTGATGCGAGCGCGTGCGGCCACTTACGCTTAAACCACCTGTGGGGATCCCCTCCAGTGTCTACTGGGACCAACTGGAGGGTGCGGCGCCCGGCCAAAGATCCGGGCTACAGAGGTGAGTCCTCAAGCCTACGTTCGCAACAACCATCATGACTAGTCCTACTTGTCTACCTATGCTGCGAAACATTCAAGGCCACGTCAGTCGGGAGTCTCGACCCCTTGTGGCGCAAGAAGTCGGTGTGTCTTACGGCATATCCGATGTACGCGTCCCGACTGACAACCTCACCACAGAGGCGCGGCTTCGTCTCATTCGAGCAATCCCACAGGGCATGTGTGTGCTCGATGGCATCCTCAACGCCACCTCTAATCCTTACGCCGGCACTCAAATTGAGGCGCACTACAATGCTTTTCATGTTGCCGAGCTCAAGGTGCGTTGCGTTCTCAAGATCGCGCACATCAAGTGCAATCATTGTCTCAAACTCGGCAAGCTTCACATCGAGTACAGACAGTTCCTGGAGGACGCGCCACGGCCTGAGCTCGACACGGCGCTGCCACCACCGACCTTCCACATGACGAGGACCATCGTCACCATCTTCGCCCTGCGTGGCGTCGGTGAAGAGTGGATCCAAGTGGTGGACGAGAGCTCGAAGAAACATGTGCGCCATGTCTCCCCCTTCCCAGACCTCATGAGGCGCCCCCAGACCTGCGCAGGACGCGTGTGGGCCATCTCCCGCCGCCTCCGCAACGCTCTCGTGCACGCGCTCAACGGCAACCAAGCTTGGCGCCCCGCGCAACCCGTCGACCCTGACCAAGTGCCACTCGCTTGTAGTATTAATCGCGCCAATGAGCACTTGTACCGAGGTGCTTGTCGCGTCGCGAACTGCACGCAGACGGCCGGACGCCATTGGCACCCTGTCAACACCGCCTTACAAAATGCCGCCCGACGCATCGCCGAGCGTAAGCAACGGCAAGACGCGGCGGCGGCCATCGAGCGCGGTCGACAGGCTGCCACACGGAAGGCCGTCCCCAAGGATGGTGAGGGTAAGCGCACCAAGTGGAGGGAGTGCCGTGCCACGACTGCACAGACAACGGAGGAGACGATTATCCGCCGGTGTCTCACCAAGATCCATACACACACGGAGCAAGTGGAGTGTCATGGCTGCCACCGCACGGGCCACCGCTTCTTTGAGTGCCCCAGGCCACAAGTCGGAGCTCTCACCGACGGTGAGTTCGATCTGCTCAACGTCGCTCCCGAGGAGCACGTTGTTGCAGGGGCACCAATGCCACAGGTCTTGGCGCAGATTGAGCAAGAGGAGGCCGAAGTGCAAAATGATGTCAAGAACATGCACGAGGAGGAGCGCTTAGTGCGGCTACACCCTGCGGGACAACCCCAGGAGCGCGCGACTCTCGAGCTTGCGGACTTCATGCACGTCCAAGGTCCCGAGGAAGAACCCGAAGTTCTTCGCATCCACCCTTTAGTGAGGCAACACCCGGCACCCGAGCCGGAGCAGGGAGGTGATGTTGAACTTCCGGAGCCAAGGGCACCACCGGTGGAAGAGGAGGACGAGGAGGTACCTGCGTACAACTGGGTCGACGGCTGGCCTGTTGAGGACGATGAGGAACCACGGTACCAGGAGGCGCCTGTTGACGACCCCGTCCTCATGCAGTTGCACCATTGGCGACACGATCCGGGTGTGGGCAACCTGGATGATGACGCCATTGACGACTTCGGCGTTTTCGCCGACCTCGTCTTCCCCCCTGACGTGGGACCTCTCGACCCCGTACCACCCGAAGACCCGCCTGAGGCTCCACTCGATGTTGAGCCTGAGCCCCCTGTTGAGCCTGATGAGCCCCTCCCGCCGCCACCCGACGATCCGCCACCACAACCACGGCTTGAAACCGCCATGGCTAATATCTTCGTCGTCGACGAGGGGTGCGGTAAGTTGGGATGGCTCGCCGGCCTCAAGACCAAACTGGCTGATGCTCTCACTGTCACAACCTTTTTTGGTTTGATCGACAACCCGATGAAGCACATCACGCCAGGGGATCGTCTGCCGGGGACAAGTGCGGAAACCACCCTCTCCGGGCCTACCAGGGTGCAATTTGGGCGACTTCTCGGTGTCTTCAAGCGCGTGTTCAAACCGCAACCTGACGCCGTCCTCAGGCTTTTGGATAGCGTCAGCCTGGTCTCCGTCTACCGGGGAGAGGTCTACACACAGCTCTTCCTTGAAGTCGTCAACAGCGACGCGCTCACAGGACGATACGCCACCACACTCATGGGTGGACCTAATGGGAGTATCACCATCAATTCGTCCTTTATCCAGTGGCTCGTTAGCATCCTGGAACAGCGCGTTGCTGCTGCACGCAGGGAGCATGAGGGTTCATATCCCTCACAGGACACCATCAACAACACCCTCCTCTTCGCCTACAATGAGAGGCTGCGCCGTGAGCTTCACAGCCACCGAGGGACGTCAACAAAAGTTGCGCGCGCCGTCCCTTTAAACAGCTCTCTCGCACCCACCCACGTGGAGGCTGCACAGTTCCAATAACTTGCCTTCTTGGCGTGTCGCCCCCCGTCAGCTCGTTTCAGAAGCGGTTCGTCTTCAACGAGCGATGGAGACTCATCCCTGGCAATAACCCGAATGCCAGATGGGTGAATAACGAACCACAATTCGGTGATGGCGGGGATTTTGATATGCCACGCCCTTCCATCCCCGAATACACCAAAGCACATGCATGTAAGTACACACAGTTTGGCCCCTATGTATTCCACAATGGCCACGTCTTTGCTGATTCTCCGTCCAACCTTCGATTGGCGTTGCGTCGCCACACCGGCACCCGCGACGAAGATCCCCTGCGTCATGCATTGGGGTATCCACCCCGCGATCCGGATTCGACGATCTACACTTCATCCGATGAATTCATTCTCGGACTCGATCGCGAACTCTACGCGCGCCAGCGCCAGAACTACCCCGACCACCCCTTTCACGAGGCTTTGCGTCAGACAGTTCACAGGCGCTCGTACGAAACGAAGGAGGAGTATCAGCTGATGGTTGAACATTACGCGGACCCACACCCCAAACGGTCTCTGCGAATTCAGGCCTTCGAGGAGATGCACGGACGTGCGGCGATTCAACGCACTGCCCACACCGATCGTCTCTACGTTAAGCGACCGGCCATCAAACTTAAGACTGGCGAATACGGCAAGAAAAACAAGTACGGGAGGGTCATTGTTAACTTCGGGACACCGGCGTCCCTGCAAGGCGCGTGGATCACCGACATGATCAAACACGCCATGGAGGTTGACATCCCATTCGCCGGGGGTCACGTGCGTTTCATTGCAACCCCCGATCCCGTCGCCCTGGCTGAGATCTTTGAGAAACTTCACAATCCACCAGGAGTCTTCTACGGCGTGGCGTTCTCCGATGATATGGCATTCGCCATCCGTGACCCGAGCGGTCGAGTCCACAGGTTCAACATCGACATCAGTTCGTGCGATAAATCGCACGGGCTGGTTGTTTTCCGTACCTTTGAACGACTTGCCCTCGGGACACACCGGGACACACTCCGGAAACTTGCCTCCACATGCCAACTCACGCACGAGCTTCGGAACCCATTCAACCTCAAACAGAAACTCACGCTCAAGCCACGTGAGATCGCCATGGGTTCTGGAGTCACACTCACCACTGCACTTAACACATCTGCTTCACTCACCATTCTCGCCAACATTGGACTTCTGCGCCTCACGACAGCGGATGACATCCATCGCGCCACTGGTCAACTCGGCTACCTTCTCGATGTCCAGACTTGCGATTCAATGGCAGACATCTTGTTTCTTAAGGTCATGCCAGTCGAACTCGACGATGGTGCCTTCTTCCCTGTCATGGCCATCGGCGTCTTCTTGCGTGCTAGCGGCGCCTGTAAGGGCGACCTCCCTGGAAGCGGCCCCCTGGACGAGCGAGCTCGAGAGTTCCAAGCGGCCCTCCTTCGAGGCTTCTTCAGCAACTGTACTTTCCCAGCACTCGAAGCAATGAGGAAGCGCTTCGACGTCACCCCCAGAGCAGCCATCCAGCAACGGGTGGATCGTCTGCTCGAGTACAAGATGCAAACCCGCCACGCACCGTTCCAATGTCTCACAGATGCACAGGTACTTGCACGGTATCACCTCACGCCGGAGGAGGAACTCGACGTCCTCGACTTCTTCCACAACGGGCGCACTGGCACCAGTTTCGCCAGTCCTGGTCTGTCTCGCGTTCTTCAAGCAGACTACGGACTAGAGTGCCACACCATGTAAGCACACACCCACCAGCACAGCACCACGCGGAGACGGGCTCCGCACCACCGATCTTGGGCCCTGAGGCGGGCTGACACTCTTCGATTAGACATTTCTCCTTATCGGGTGTCTCGCAAGGAAAAACGAG